GTTCCGTCCTTTGCCATGCGGCATCACCTCCTTTTGTTGTGTTTGGTTTAATACCCCCTTTGAACCGACATTTTTTTACGCGTGACCCCACGCCGCTGTCCATTTTAAAAGGTTGTAGCGATTTGACCTCCCCCCACCGACAAAGCTTCTATGCAAATGATTGTAAAATTATATATAATAATACTAAGTTCATAACACAAAAGGAGTTGATCGGTATGAGTAAACCAATAAATGAATATTTAGAAGCACAAGTTATCAAAGCTTATCTCATTGATGGCCATAGCCATAGAAGAATTCAGGAAGAAATATTAGATATACCAGCACCTGCACGCGGTGGAGGTTTTGAAGCAATGAAGATTCTTCACTCTTATGGAATTCAAGGGGATAAAAAGGCTATCTTATGTTCAAACAGATTTGAAGAAGAAATAGAAACAGCATCAGCATCTTATAAACATGCACTACTTTTAATTAAGAAATATTTTCTCGACTAATTTACCATCTGTCGCCACTCTCTGCAGTGATCCTCGAGTGACATGACTTACAAAGGGCCATGAGGTTACTCCTTTCATTGTTTCCACCTTTTGATAGAGGAAGTTTGTGGTGTACTTCTTCAGCAGCAGTAAGCTTGCCTTGCTTCTCACACTCTTCGCAGAGAGGATGCGCCTTGATGTAGCGATCACGAATACGCTTCCAAGCTCGGCCATACCGCTTGTTGGAAGCAGGGTCACGTTGGAACTGGTTGTAGTATTTGTCCATTACTTTTTGGTGCTCGGCACAGTATTGCTCGCGTTCTGCAAGCCGACCGCAGCCGGGGTAAGCACAAGGACGTTTTGGCTTATATGGCATGGATTCACCTCCCGTACTTGTCAAAGACAATCTCCGGCCTAAAGGCAAGCATCAGCTTTTTCTTACCTTTGTGCAACTCGATACACCTGACTCCAAGCCTGTTAAGTGCAGCACAGAAATCTTGTTTTGATACGTTTTCTTTTTCGTTGATGATGTCGTACAAGGTATCTACATTAACAAAGCCAACGCGGAGTATCTCAACAATTAAATTCGTGTAGATTCCTACCGGTTCTATTATCATGGNNTCACCTCACTTTCAGGGCATAATAAAAGCCACCGCAGATTTCTCCGCGATGGCTTGGCGTTTTTTCATCTTCCTTATCAATTATAATTAAAGCATTNTTTGAAGCTCTCGTTCTATCACATAATCTCTCATCTTTCTACCAACAAAGGATAGAAATAATAAAACCCCGAATTNCTTCGGGGCCAGGCCTGTTGTATTACGCTTCTATGAGAGGCTCACAGGATCTATTCTCCATTATTTTTAGATTCTCCATAAATTAATTTTGTCTTAGGTATAAAACTATCTTCATCATTTGGTCTACAAGATTGACACTCTCCTTTGGTGTTCAGTCNTTTACTAAATCAGGATCATATTCCAGGATGGCTCTCGCACCGTCTTGGAATTCCTTTTCCTTCTTTTCAAGTTCCTTGTCTATCTTGTGCTCTTTAATGGCTTCTAAAGGTGTTTTAACCTTGGGTATGTCTTTACCTTCGCTGATTATCTTTGCAAGGCGTAAGCCTGTTTTAAAGGCATATAGAAAGCATAAAAAAAGCACTATACCAAGTGCTGTGCTGATAATTGCTATTTCCATGGTTTATCCCCCAAATCCTAAGTAATCTTCCGTCACTTCACCGCCAAAATAGCTGTCGGCCTCTTGCGGTTTCTCAAAACTAAAGTTGTATCGCTTAATTTGCTCTGGCTCAGGTGATGCTACCATACGTGATGCGCAAAAGTATCGCACAGCGTCCGGGTAGTGAGTGATTTCATGCGGTACGGTTGCAACATCATTAATGTTCTTTTCTGACTTTTGGATTGTAGTCAAGTGTTTCCATAAATCAGGATCCAGCCCTTCATCAATGGTCAATCTTGCGGTTTTATACTTCTCGCCGGTCTGCTCGTCCTGTTTTTCAAGTGGCTTGAACCATTCATGGACATTTAGCCAGCCTTGTTCACGATCGTTTGAAACCTTAATTAAGGGTACTCCGTGTTCATAAAATATCATTGCCGCACTCTTGCCGGTGTCTTGCCGTCTATTCCATAGGTCAGGCGGTGCATAAAACGATTCTATTCTTTCTGAACCAGTAAATTTCAGGATTTCCTTCGCTGCATCTGAAATAATCAGGTTTTTCTTGCGCAGTGCCCTATAAATTCGGGCATAGCCAAAGTTGTCCACCCAATACCACAGCACAGCCAAACTATCAAAGCCATAGTCAATGGAAACGTACCGCTTATACCAGCTCGGGACCGCTTCAATAGGCTTTATATGGATTTCTTTCTTTAATTCCGGGAACGCAAAGCCGCACAAAGAGGTAAACCGCCCAAATTGTCGGGCTTCTCGTTCTTCCTCGGTCATTGTTGATTCTAATTCCTTGATTTCATCAGAAGACAGCCAAGGATTGTCCTCCCATTCAGCCATCCAGTAGTCAACATTGGGGTCATTCCGTTCGTTTAGGTAAATCAAGTTATAAATCCATGTCAACCCTTTTAACGGGGTCATGGTGAACCACATATCGCCCTTGGTGTCAAGGATACGCATACGACATTCTTGATACACATCTAATGGCGGTTCCTCGTCAAACCATACCCAACCCAAAGAAGCGCCCTGAAAGCTTTCTCTGCCCTGTTCGCAAGTCTTAAATCCGATGTATTTGCCGTTTTTTAAGACGATTTTCTCTATTAACGAACCTTCTAAATCGTCTTTTCTGCCGTGTCTCACAATAATATTGGAAATTTCCTTTTTGGGTAGCCATTTTAGGATCTCTTTTTGAGCAACTTCCTTCTGAACGTCACCTGATAACGATACAACCCAACCGGAAGATGGTTCTATTTTTCTAAAGCGTGAATATCCTAATGCATGGCACACCGCTTCAACTGCTCCTGCCACAGTCTTACCGACACGGTTCCCTCCGAAAAAAGCCTTTATTCGCTTGTCGCTCTGATGAAAAGCAATTTGCTTTTTATGTATCTTATCGCCGACGTTGTATAACTCAAGCCGATTCTCTTTAACCCGCTTATCGATGATCTCCTGGAGTTCCTGTATTTCGTTGTATAGCTTTATAACCTCTGGATTCTTCCAAACGTCGTTATTTACCATCTCGCCCACCTGCTTTTTCTGAACAGGTCATATACCGTCTTGCTTACTCTTTCCCCAACAGACAGGACAAAGGGATTCACAACAAACACCTTACCCTCTATGGTTCGGGCTTCAATAATTAACCCCTCTTTAATAAGCTTGAGAACCGAACGCTTTACAGTTATTTCAGACAATTTCAAGTCGCGTTGCAGGTTTTCTCTTGTTATCAGCTTCCCGTTATAATATTTTGAAACATTGCTGACATAGCGCAAGTTTGAACCAAGGTATAAAAAAATCGCCCATTCTGCGGACGATAATTTGCAATGTGCAATCATTGGCACAACCTTATGATATAACTTTGTAAATGTTTCTCCTTCCGGTGCTGATTCAAGTTCTTTTAATGCCTCTATGCTACTACCCCGAATTATTCTGTCGCCGTCAAATATTTCAGTAAGTCGTTCGCCTGTTTCTGTATTTATGACAACCTTACTCAATGAGGCATCACTCCTTTTCGTATCAAAAATGATACGTTTTTGCCCTTTTTCGTATCAAATTTGATACGTTCCCGAAATGCACTCTAAGCCTTTTATGCCAATGCTTTGAAACCTGTTTTTTGGTCGTCTATNCCTCTATTATCTATAGACCCGGTGCAAAAGTCGTTAATCTGAAACTGCTGAAAAGCCCTTTTGTTATGTTCGGGGTATGTAGGGGACATATATATACCCCCACCCCCCCTCCAACTTGGGCATGGGGTAGTACCCTCCCCCTACTTAACAAGATCAGGACCAGTGACACTGTACCAATCTCATAAAAGTTTGTTAAATATAAAACATTAGACAAAATATTATTTTTGTTGCAAGTTACTAAATCGCTGTAATTAGCATGAATAAACACTTTCAGCTATTTAATCAATAGCAATTACCTAAAGTTATGTGACCTAGCCAGTTAATTCTTTTAATTTTTGGACCTTCTGGTCCAGCTCTTTCACCAGATCCGGAGTAGGCTCTTTTCTCTCTGTAATGGTTGTAGGTTCGCCGGCTAACAGCTGTGCCTTGTCGATCATGGTTCCGGCAACGATGGCGCTGTCACGGGCTGATGCCTTGGCAATGACCTCTGGATTTTTTAAATGGTCGATATAGGTTGATGCTATATCTAAAGCCTTCGCAATCTGCTCTCTCTTTTTTTCTTCGCGATATGCTTGGAATTGGTCGTCATTA